TCAATTCCTGTCACTGACCCGGTCGGGTTTTCTCTCCGTATTGCCATCATATTCTTTCAGGTAGCGTCCATAATGACGGAAGAGCATTTCCGGTCCTTTGTGTCCCATCTGCGTCGCCAGCCAGAAAAGATTAACACCGCCGCTGATTAACCGTGTAGCGAAAGTATGCCTGGTCTGATAGGGGTTGCGATACCTGATACCGGCTTTCCGGAGCGTGGGTACCCAGGCTTTTTTCCGGATGGCATCCGCGCTGGCCCATGGTTTATTAGTCTTTGGATCTTCAAAAACCGTATCATCTTTCATGAAGGTGAATGGTTTCTGATCGGCCAGCGCAATTATTGCCTCTTCTGACAGTTCCACTTTTCGTGTACCGGCTTTTGTCTTTGTCCCTTTAATCACACCAACAACGCTGGCATTTTGAACATGGGCAGTTTTCTCTATGAAGTCGATATCGCGCCAGCGAAGCGCACATAATTCGGAGCTGCGAAGTCCTGTTTGTATGGCGAACCTGAAAAGATTCTCCCATTGTTTATTACCAGCTGACGAGAGCAGGGCGTCAACTTCGGCCGGTGATAACGGATCAACCACGTAGCTGCTTTCTGTCTCTGATTTGTCGCTTTGGTAACGTGACGCAGTAACCAGTGATACGGGGTTAATTTGCAATATGCCATCTGTCACTGCTTCATCGAGAGCAGAACGCAGAAAAGATAGCTGGTTGCGGATAGTTTTTAGAGTTGTTTTCTGGCTTTGAATCCAAGCCTTCAATGCTGCCGGTGTTAACTCACTGGCCGGGAATACATGAAGTGAAGCGAGTGCATTTCGGCATTTCGTATAACCGACGATAGTGGATGGAGAAAGTTTTCTTGTCTCGCAGATCACCAGATATTCATCCAGGTACATCTTTACCGTTTTGTCGGCAGCAGCGTTACCGAAGATTTTTAAACGGGTAGAGCGGGGGAAGTATTCAGCATAGACAAACGTCCCTCTTTCAATCTTGTTATGTATTTCGCCGAGGGTGCGCTCGGCGTATTTGATGTTTTTTGGGGTGACATCCAGATTAGAAAGGGGTTCACGGCATTTAACCCCCTTGTAAGTGAAAGTGATATTTATCGTTTCCCCGTGGCGATGTTTCCGGATGGTCAAGCCACGCGGGAGTTTCGGCGATTCTGTCTGGCCCATTTTGCAACCTCACTAAGATCTATCCATCTCTCCTTAACGCCTTCCACTTTCAGCACCTGAACTCCTTCACGCCACACACCACGCTGTATGCGCTTATTGATAGCATAAGGAGTCTCGCCTGTTTCTTTGCAATAAGTCGAGATGGGAACACAATCGAGGCTCAGCATATATTTCTCCACTTTACCGGCTGCACCCGGCTATTTTCTGAAACAGCAGGTGCCGCAACCACCGCGAGCACCCTCAACACATACGTCACACCTGTCTACTTTTTTGAGAAAGCCATATCCTTCGGGAGTCTGCCGTACCACCATCCATCTTCCCGCTTTTCAACGTAGACACGGAAAGTGCCGCATGCCAGAACCAGCGCTTTAGACGCGCTCATCACTCCCTGTTTTAAACACTGCGCGCCGCGTTCGCTTCCGGCTGCGGCGCGTAGCCTCACCAAATTTGTCTCGCGGTCTATTTCAATCAACACACGTTTACCGCGTAACTCGGTGCGCGCGCTGACGTAGATTGTGGAACCGCCAGCCCGATTGTCAGTACAGCGAATAAATGGTCTGTGAAAGCCCATATTTTTAACGTTGTTCATGGATTCAAAAGCCATGTCACGCCCCTCATTGTTTATTATGCGTTCTTCTGAATCGGTACGATGCTTTCCAGCAGCAACCGACGGCGCATATTAGGTACGCCGCCAGCGTGTATCGTTTCGTAGGAATCAGGCCGCGCATTGCCTTATTTCCATGAGCTCATTAAAGCGATTCATGAACAGGCCGAACGCCTGACTGGGGCGCAGCGGCACGACCTGGATTAAATCGCTGGCAATGATGCCTTCGAGTATTTCCCACGACTCACTATCATCGAGTTCGAGATCACGACGTTCGGTCGCCAGCATCACCCGGTCGGCATACTTCACGACAGGGGAGTGAAGCTGAGGAATATCGAATTTGGTTCGGATCAGTCCGTCGACGCGGGACTCGATGCGCCGGTAATCAGGCAGCAGCACTTTCAACGGTGACGGGATGTCCTGACAGTAGGCTTCTGCGGCATCGTGTAGCAGCGCTTCGAATGCAAACTCAGCCGGCACGATCTGACTGCAAAGCACTGAATGCTGCGCCACGCTGTAGAATTCCGGCAGGTGGCCGCTAAACCGGCAGATGTTTGAAAGGGCCGTGCCAATATCCTCGATCACGATATCGTCCGCGGTGGCATTAATGTAATCGAATTTCTTACCTGAAAGAGTCTGTATGTAGTTCATCACTTTGTTTTCTCCATTTATCCGTAGCTGTATCCCAGGCGTTTTTGTGATGAGCGAAGCCCTCGCCAGATGGCGATAATATAAGAAATTGAGCTTCATAATTACCCCGTGGACTGAGCTGTTTGATTCTGTAAATTAAGAAAGGCGGCTGCACCCGCCGTTTCTTTATCTCCATACACAACAGAGAAGGGCACCCGCTGGTGGACCAGCCCGGGCGGATTGGGTTATGAACCCGTCACCTGGTGATGCCCTTTTCTGTTGTGTAAAAAGGGCGGTACCATCGACTTCAAGGGAATGGATTGGTACCGCCAAAGCTACACACAGCAATGTTGTACTACCTGGTATCATGCTGGTTACGTGATGGGGTTGTGGTGCCACCGTCCACGTCTGGCTACTCAACATCGGAAAGCTGGTCTCTCACTTCACGGCTGACTTTACGACTAGCCTTCTCGCAGATTTCGAGTAGTTTTTCGGTTTTCTTCAACCCGACCACAGCATCCAGTAAAGCTGTCAGATCCTGGGCAACACCTACGCCGGAATCGAGCATCATCTCCTGAATGTATTCGATGTCCTCACGGAGGACTTTCGCAGCTTCACTTGCCTTCAGTGATAACTGAATGAGGCATGATGAGTTTGCATAACGAACCGCCAGATCTAAATGTTGCTTTGCCATGAATCCCCCTACAGGGTGTGACGTTGTGACACCGGGTCGCTAACCCGCTTACTTCCTGCCGCTCTGTTTTGGTATTGGCCGCCAGTAACTACGGCCCAGCCGATTTACAGGTCTTTGCGTCGGCCGGCGCTGCAGCTCGCTTGAGCACATCACAACGGAAAGAGCACTCCGATCTTCAACCAACGCCCCGAATTCTGCGTTTCGGCGCATCCAGTCGCGGCAGCTATCTCCGGGCACACGGGCTGGCCCATTGATTCACTGTTATCCGCCAAGCGCTTGGGTTTCAGCAGCCATGTGGCGGGAATGCTCTTACCTGTTGTGCCCTTAAAAAACTGGCGGTTGCCGCTAACGGAGTAGAACGGGCCGCCAGAAAGGGTCGTTGTCAAACAATGCAAGTGGCTTCGGGCGGGGCACCGATGACTAATCGGTCCCCTACGGTATTAATTCTCAGCGCCGTGGGTTTAAACGGCTCCGTATTGCTGCTGAGTTTGAGCTGCTGGTAGTCACTCCAGCACCGCCACCCCTCCCGAAGACATCTGTAAACTGCCAGCCTTACACCAAAAAGGCCGTACCTGTAACGCTGGTCAGCGGAACGTTGAAACAAGACTTCTGCACTTAATCTCATGCGGTGGATGGCCGCATGTTTGTTTACCGCAATCTCTCGCTAAGACACTTTGCAGCGAATCATCCGGTCATTCGTATGCCACCGGCGGCTACTTCGTGGGCGTCCTGCCTGTTCGCTGATAAGCTTAATATGTACCAATAGTACAAATTAGTAAAGTACCAATAGTACAGTTTAATAAGGAATTTATTTATCTCATTGAATTTTATAGATATATATTCGACGTGGATGATATTGCTCAATGAAACTGAAAGCAGGGAGGTGAAGTAGTGAAGGGATTTAGAGGAGATTAGAGCCCGGTACAGCGACCGGGCTATACTGTAAGAAATTTGATGATTATTCCAGAAGCTATGCCGACAATAGCAATCATTGATCCAATAATGGTCAAAACTTGCGTTCTGAGCGCGCTATGCAATTCAGCTTTAGCATTAGCAACCTCAACCTTAATTGTCGATGTATCTTCTTTTGTGGCGTAATTAGATTTAATCACAGCTATATCTGTCGATATCGAAGCAACCTTATCTTCGAGCGTCTTTATGCGTAATAGCATGTTATCACCCCCACCGCCGCCACCATCACCATAGTATGCCTCTTGGTCTTGTTGGTGTCCATCGTGCCGAGAAACGTCTTGATTTGGTCTCAGTTCAACGACTTTCTCTGAACTCATTTCTTATCATTCCTGAAGGTTTAATATCAAAATATGACCTAGTTACATTAAGAACTTTTTTTGTTTCGCCATCTATTAATGCAGCTTCGACTTCATATATCCCAGGCTTCTCTACTTTCACATTATTGAAATTAACCTTCAGGGAAGCTGAAACTATATTCTCTCCGTCAAGAGCCTCACCAACTTTAAACGCTCTACGGTTATTAAACTCATCTGAATCTGTAGCAATTAGAATATTTTCATTATTTGATACAGTTATGATAGTTATGTAGGTTTTATTGGAACGTAACCCAATGAAATAAATGCCGAAAGAAATATCAGCTTCACCAACCCAATCATCAAATTCGTAAACTAAGACAGGAAGCCCTGATTCGTCATCAGAGTAACTAATCGGTATAACATAGGAAATCCTTTCCTTAATCGTTGAATTTATTGACTCCATCCTGAACTAACCTCGCAATTAGAGCTTATAGTATTTGATTGACTCATGAATCAAAGCCTTACCCATCACATAGAGCTGATCTTGCGTATCTTCAGTAATGAACCACTTCTCATAAGCTGGATTGTCAGAGAGCACGGCTAGCTTATTTCCAAGCATTTGTAGACGTTTCACGTGAAAAGTCTTTCCGTAAACGAAAGAATAAACACCATCAGTTTGGAAATGCCGAACAGAAATATCGACGAACAGCCTATCTCCAGATGCAAAAGTTGGCGCCATGCTATCACCATTCACTGTCAGAACCTTTACTTCATGATGAGACCGGTTGCCGAAAAGAGAGCGGGCATGTTCGTTTGTGAATTCAATTGCATATAACACTTCAACGTAGTCAGAAATTAAATAGGATCCTGGACCTGCACTGACGTTAAGATCAAGAACCTCCACCCGATAAACATCTGGAACCATTTTCATGTGTCCCTTGCTCACTCCATCCTCAGTTGCATCACCGAGTAGGTAAGCAGCAGATGTACCAATAAGAGCCGCTAAATCCTGCAGCTTTCCTCGGCGTGGTATCGCTTCTCCATTGAACCATTTGCTAACTGCTTTGGGCGTCAGCTTCAGCTTTTTGGCGATTTCCGCCTGACGTCCGTGGCTTTGCAATCCAGCTTTTTCACAGGCCCGCGCCAGCCTTTTGGAGAAGTCTTGTCGCGCTTTTTCTTCTTGAACCATAAGTTCAATATTAGATGTACTTGCGTGAACTATCAGTTCCGACATAATATGTACTTTAAGTTCATAAAGTGAGGTGTTTATGCAAGATGTAAAAATTGCGTCTCTCTCGGAGGCTATTAAAGCCGTCGGAGTCTTGGCTACTTCCTTAGCTTGTGGATGCAGTTGTAGAGCTATCTACAAGTGGATGGAGAAAGAAGCTCTCCCACGTACTGATTTTACCGGTGAGACCAACTACGCGGAGCGTATTGCAGAAGCTTCGTGTGGAAAATTCTCTGTTGAGTTGATTAAGACAATCAGCCGGCCACAAAAGCCTACTGGTTCTGATTCTTAATCGTTACCACAGATATGAGAGGAGGAACTGTGGGTAATGAACAGGATTGGAAAGTTGAAAGACAACCGGCCTGGCTGGTGGTGGCGATCAAGAAGACGATATCGAGTCTTCCAGGTGGCTATGACGAGGCAGCGGAATGGCTTGGTGTTACGAAGGATGCCGTGTTTAACCGTCTGCGTGCTGGTGGAGATCAGATCTTCCCGCTCGGGTGGGCAATTGTTCTTCAGCAGGCGAGCGGCACTAAGCATATCGCTGACGCCGTATCGCGGCAGTCGAACAGCGTAAACGTCCCACTGGTGGATCTGGAAGACATCGAGAACGGCGATATAAACCAGCGACTGATGGAGGCAATCGAGTGGATTGGTCAGCACTCAAAATATCTACGCCAGGCAACTGCTGATGGCGTGATTGATGAGGCTGAACGCGAACAGATAGAGGCAAACAGTTACCAGGTTATGGCGAAGTGGCAGGAGCATATCTCGCTGTTGTTTCGCATCTTCTGCGCGCCTGAAAAAAGTGACGCCCGCGAGTGTGCAGCTCCGGGCGTCATGGCGAACAACTCTTCGTGTATGGAGAAATAATCCGCATGAGCAATTTAATCTCAATTTCTCATCTACCGCAACTTCGGGTGATCCCGGTACCGGGTCTGCCGTCGTTTCGGTATGAACGCATGGTACTCGGCAGGTGGGTTCCATGTAACCACAGCCGCGCTTCACGAATCGTGGGGGTGTTCAACCGGAGGGCCGCCTCATGGTTCAGCAAATAAACGGGCTTGATGTGCCAGCGCCGGTACCCGCCCTTATTCGCAACTGCGTGACAATGAGCAGCCGCGAAATTGCAGAGGCTACGGGCAAACGCCACCCGGACGTCAAGCGGGACATTGAAGTCATGTTCAATCAACTGCAGGAAGATGTGAGCAAATTTGCGCACACCTATTTTGACAGCATGAACCGGACTCAGTCTGAATATCATCTCGACAGAGAACATACCGAATGCCTGGTGGCAGGGTACAGTGCACCTCTACGCATGAAGATTATTCGTCGCCTGCGTGAACTGGAAGAGTGGGGCAGCGCCGTTCCTCAGACATTGCCAGAAGCGCTTCGCCTAGCGGCAGATATGGCTGAACAAAACGCGATGCTGACAGACAAGCTACAGCAGGACGCGCCGAAAGTAGCGTTTGTCGAACATTACGTAGAAGCCGGCGGCGCTAAAAGTCTACGGGAGACCGCGAAGATCCTCAACATGCCAGAGAAGGCAATGATTGAGGCGCTGGTACGCGACAAGGTTCTGTTCCGTATGTCCGGCAATTTGCTGCCACACGCGCTGCGCCAGAGAGAAGGGCTGTTCTCAGTCAAGACCGGCACATCAGACTTCGGTCACGCCTATACACAAACGCGGGTTACCCCTCGTGGTGTCCAGTGGATAGCTGATCGCTATGCCTCAGAGCTGATGGGAGACTGACATGTCTGAGTATATCCATCCAATGGATCTGTACTACAAAGATCGCCACGGTATCGAGGTTCACGTCACCGGTTACGACCCTGACCGCCAGCGCGTGATTTATCGCCGCGTTGGTTATGAGTGGGATTGTGCCGCGCCGCTAATCATCTTCCGCGCCAGATTTATGAGAGTTAAAAAATGAGCGTAAAAATTTCCTCCTGGGTATGGGATGGGTGTGCCGCCAGCGGGGTCAAAGGCACCAAACTCCTGATAATGGCGCGTCTGGCTGACTTCTCTAATGATGATGGCGTGTCGTGGTGCGGAATTGACACAATTGCCAGGCAGATTGGTGCCGGGCGCAGCACGGTGATTACCGCCATTGGTGAACTGGAGCGGGACGGATGGCTGACCCGTAAAGAACGGCGCAATGGGGCGCGTAATGCGACTAACATCTACACCCTTAATGTGGCAAAACTCAGGGAAAGTGCCGAGGCCGCGGACCGTCATAGTCCAGATTCTGAACGTTCAAAATCTGAACCTTCGGAGTCTGAACGTTCAAAATCCGAACGTTCAGAAAACGCGGAAAAAGGGGATTTTCACAGTCCAGAATCTGGACCCGATCCGTCAGTAAATTCAAAACATGATCCGTCAGATATAAAAACCCCTTGTCGGGTTCCGCCGGAACCCGACCCGGAAGTGGTTATCACCGATCAGGCGATCGAGGTGCTGTCTCACCTGAACCTGATTAGCGGCTCACGTTACCAGAAATCCAGGTCATCCCTCGAAAACATCCGTGCCCGGTTGAGGGAGGGGAACAGCGTCGACGACCTGAAACTGGTTATCGACCTGAAACACGAGCACTGGCACGACAACGATGAGCAGTACCAGTACATGCGCCCTGAGACGCTGTTTGGCCCGAAGAAATTCGAAAGTTATCTCCAGAGTGCGTTGCGCTGGGACAAAAAGGGCCGACCTCTGCGTGAATACTGGGGCAGGAAGAGGGACATCATGACGTTTGGCCCGGTAGACACGACGATTCCGGAGGGATTTAGGGGATGAATGCATATTGCGGATATCAGGTAGCAATGCGGGCCTTTCTAGCTCTCGATTAGAAGGGCATCGGCGTTCAGTGGCGCTGCAGGTATGATGTATTTATGAGTTCCGCGAAGTTTGGTTCGGACTACATTGCAAGGGATAATAAAAAGTGGTCTGCCTATCGTTACTTTAATGGAATTGAATACTGTGGGAAAGGAAACAGTCCGGAAGAGGCGAAACGTGACTAGGGGATGCAGCCATGTCGGCTAATGACTGGTCATCAAATCGGTATCATGAGTTCGGACATTTACTACAAAAATAAATGTATTGTTAGTAATGAACTAGTTCGTTATGGTCAGGGTAAAATTTCACAACTTGCAGAACAACAGAAATCCTTTAATGAAAAGTCAAGAAAAATAAATCCAATCAGCAAAACTTTTGGTTGGACATTTTTCCGATAGTGCCGGAACGTCCAGGTGCCGCGCGGAAACACCTGGACCCGGAAAGGGCAGGGAAGGGCGCAAAAACACCATATCTGGCGTCAGGACGGGGCAGGGAATGGTGCATGTTGTGAAAAACACCAGGACCCGCACGACTGGACAGAATCACCTGAACGTCCAATGTGTCGAGGGGATTATGTAACATGGGGATTTGCCAGCATTTCTGAAAGCTGCAATTTTAGGGGGAAGAGCGTTGCTTACAGGCCAGATACAACCATTCGCATTCTGTCTGTGATAAACTCATTGAGTTAAATAACTCAAATTCCAAGAGGAAATTTATGGCATTGCAAGCTGTTACTTCTGTATTAACTGTCGTTATTGCCTTGTTTGCATTATTTAGCTGGCGCAAGCAAGAGCAACTAAAAACTAAACTGGCTTTTAAAAACGCAATTGCTGATTACGCAAATCAGCTAAAAAAAATAGCATCACATCATCAGCGTTCTACTGTTGAGCAAAATACAAAATTAGAAGAACTATTCAATGCCTGTCATCATGCGTTGCTCGTAACTGAAGGTTTACTTAATGATAATAAAGAGGTTATGGAAGCTTGGGCGGTTATAAATAACCAAGTTACACAATATATGGTAAGTGGAGGTGATCCGGAGAGTATTGAGAAAATGAATAACGCTTGTGATAAAATTCTCAAAGAAAAATTTGTATTTAACAAATCTATTTTTTCCCTCTGCAAGTAGTAGATAAAATCACCTGAATGTCCAGGCTGGCGCAGGGATTACGAAACGGGTACGGTTTGCCAGTAGTTCTGCGACGGCGGCGACGCATCGATACCGGATTGTGCCAGCAAAGAATTACTCTGCAGCTGCTGGCGCCATACAGATTTGCCAGCAGATTTCGAGCTGGCGGCGCAGCCGGTGGTGGTGAATTGTTCGCGCTGGACAGAAAAATCTGAGTGTCCATAGTTTAACGAAATGAAACTGAAGATACATGGGATGTAAAACTTACAGTGTATACTGTTCTCAACGAACAAGGGGCAGCGGGGAAATATGTTTAACTATTTAAAAACTATGTACCATCAATCCAAAATTCAAGCAGAATTGAAGGCTCAGATACCTGACCAGGCAACTGTAAATGCAATATGCCATCATCCTGCATCAATGATGATCATTGCAACTTGTGCAAGGGATGCCTACTACCGTAAGCGCAAAGACGCAGCTTTTCTCACTACCTGCTCTGTACTCATGCATACACTAAAAGATGAGTCCGTTCCAATCGAGCTTCGGAAAAAAGCATGGTATTTACTTAACGAAAGATTAGAGAAAATTCAGCGCGATCATCATTATAGGATGAACAATTTCATGCTTGCTGCTGACTATGAATATGCCATCGAAGAATTTAGTAAACTATTGAGATAGTTTTTTGTGATTAAAAAGTAATAATGAAAACATAAATTAATGGAGGGTTATATTGTGAGTGCAACAAAAGAATGGCTTTTTGACGTTGAAGAAAGTCGTCGTGAAGAATGGATACGTGAACGACTTTCAAATCCTGATCTGGATGAATATTCCGAAGAGTGGCAGCAATTGGAACATGATTTCAATGATTATCAAGATTTTTTAGCGGATATGGCCCAAGAGGAATATGAAGAACAAAGTTGGTTGAAGCAAAACCCACATACAACAATATATGATTCTGCAATCACCGTTTTGCAAGAAATAATAGAGGAAGCAAAGCAACATAGAAGTGAAAGTTTTATCAAAATGCAGATTTCTTACAGTGTGACTATAATGGAAAGCTGTCTTAGTGAAATGCTAAAGAGTATTGCATTGTCGAATGATAGATATGTGGTGCATGCAATAAATAATATAAAAGAGTTGAAGAATAAATCAGTGCCAATTTCTGATTTATTATCTGAGGAAAATACAGCTAGCAAATATGTGCAAGATTATCTTTCCGGTATTCTTTACCATAAGATATTGCAGGTTGTCGAAGTTTACAAAGCAGTTTTACAACCTCAAAATTATGAATCGTTTTCACTTAAAGATGTGTTAGCACTGACCCGCCTAAGGCATGACATAGTTCACCGTAACGGGAAAACTACCGAAGGGATGACACATAATTTCACCTCTGAAATTCTTGAAAAAGCGTTTGAAACTGTGAATACATTTATCACACATATGAAAGATTTGATCAGTAGTGCAGTTCAGTACCACGAAAGTGAGGAAATAAGTAGAGGGTTGGAGAACTTCTGAACGATTCAATTCACTGGACAGAATCACCTGAACGTCCAGGCTTGCGCGGGGAATTAAGCGAGGGGCATAAAAAAGGCCGCTTTCGCGGCCTGTGGTATCACCACATCTTTTTAGCAGTGGCAACCTGTTCGGCAATGTGATCTTGAAGCATTCCTGGTGCAGTTACTTGCTTGTAGATATGCCAGACCATTTCCTTTTCAAAATCATCGAAAGATGCTCCTGCTGCCTTTGCATCACTCATGGCTGCAAGGGCATCTTTATGGTCAAGAGGGTGCGCGGCAAAAATACAATCATTCTCTCCAAATCCACGTGCAACTTTTTGTTTCCAAGGCATATTAAGCTCTCCATATTATGCAGTGATAGACCACTGCATAATATCAGGTCAGTCAGTCTGCAACCAGTGATGGACAGAAAAACCATAACGTCCAAAGTGGCGCGGGGATAATGTAACTGACGAGGATTTGCCAGTAGTTCTGCGACCGCGGCGGCGCATCAATACCGGATTATGCCAGCAAAGAATTTCACTGCAGCAACTGGCGACATGCTGATTTACCAGCAGATTTCGAGCTGGCCGTGCAGCCGGTGGCGGTGAATTACTGGCGCTGGACAGAATTGGCATTCTATCCAGTCTGGAGCGGGAATTAAACAAGAGGTAGCAATGGCCGCTGACTCGGCCATATGTAATTAGATATCGTCAGGCAGCTCTCGTATAGCTCTACGTATGTTCGTCTCGGCATCCTCAAGCTCATTTAGTACCCTAGATATATCTGCGCGACCATTTTCTATTTTTAAACGAGTCTTGCGTAAAGTGGAAATGGAGTCATTAATAGCGTTCAATGCTCGCCTTAATCTTCTTTTTGCGTCCATTTTTAATCTCCTTATTAATCTGAACGTCCCGATAAGTGCTAGAAGGGCAGAATCTGAAGATAAAACAGCTCTATAGTACTAGATGTTAACTGTGGAAATGTTAGATAAAAATTACCTGCACAAAAGATTTAATGCAACTGTTTTCAGTTCTGGTACACTTAACAATTAACACAATCAGACAGAAGCACCTTAATGTCCAAATTATCATGGGATGACTGAAAGTGCAGTATTCACCAATCGTTTGGTGACTGAGAGTAGGTTTGTACCGCAATGGTTTGTCAGAGTTTCATGGTTGTGCTGAGTATCTTAAACTAGACCTGTCCTAAGGTTTGATTTTCAATAATCAACCCGCCATAATCATGCCACTGGAGTCTGAACACCTCCGGTGACTTCTGCGCTTTGAGGGGACTCAAAGTGCAAACGACAATCAGAACACATTCCCACCTGTCACAGATGCAGAAATGCACCTGCGATTTTTTGCTTTCAGCGTTTTATCTCTGCTGAGGTGAAGCGTGAGGATCCTGCTGAAACCCGATGTCGCCCGAAGTCTGGGTGTTGTGCTGCTTAAACCGGGCAGCGAGCTGCTGGGTATATTCCGTCATGGTCGTGTGCTGATCGAACCGGAACCAGCCAGCATGGCACACCTGCCGTCGGGAAGGGTGCCTGATGCGCGCCAGCCTCTTTCTCAGGACAAATCCCTCGAACCTTTTTTCATTGATGGGCGGGTGATCGCTGCCGCAGGCGGACTGCCCAGCCTGGAATTCTGGCTCGAGCATAATGTCCATCAATGCCAGTACTCTCACTCGGAATACCACCACAGAGAGCTGGTGACCATGCGCCACCCGCCAGGGACAATGGTATTGTGCTGGCACTGCGAGAACCAGTTACGCGACCAGACCACCGCGCAGCTTTCGGCACTGGCGCGTCGCAACGTCATCGACTGGGTAATTGATACCGTCCGGATCAAGTTACGTTACAACAAGGAGCGCGAGCTGGCGCTGGCGGAGTTGTGCTGGTGGGCTGTATGCGCAGGAGTCGGCGATGCGATAACAGAGAGTATGGCGGAGCGCTCTCTGCTGCTGCCGACAGAGCCGTTCCTCTCGGTGTACAAAGAAAGCGATATCGCTCCGTCTGTCCCGGCGACGAGCATTTTGCAGCGTGAAATGGCGCTGGTTAAGCCAATCGAGATACCACCAGCAGAAGAACATCCGAAGGTGCTGACGCTGGCAGCAGACCCTGAATCACCGGAATCATTCATGATGATCTGGAAGCGCCGCCGCTGGGTGTGTAAATCCTACACCGACTGGGTGAAGACTCAGGTCTGTTCAGGATGCCGGCGGCCAGCCGACGATCCCCACCATATCATCGGGCATGGTATGGGAGGCACAGCAACAAAAGCCCATGACCTCTTCGTGATCCCCCTGTGCAGAGTGTGCCACGACGAGTTACATGCCAACGTTGCCGCATTCGAACAGAAGCACGGCACGCAGCTTGAGCTGCTGTTCCGGTTTCTGGATCGGGCGCTGGGCATTGGCGTAATTGTGAAAGCGTAAGTGTATGGAGATGAGCAATGCGTGATATTCAAATGGTACTCGAACGCTGGGGTGCATGGGCTGCAAATGATAGTTCTGGTGTAGATTATTCCCATATCGCGGCAGGGTTTAAGGGGCTTCTCCCTCCGACAACCAGAGCTCGCATTTCATGTACTGATGATGATGCTCTTATTATTGAAGGCTGTCTTGCGCGACTTCAGAAGAAAAAGCCATACGAGCATTCATTGCTCGTTGCTCATTATCTTTATGGCATTTCAAAAAGGAAAATCGCCAAGGCAAGGAAAAAAGACGAAAAATTGATTCGTATTGAGATTCAAATGGCTGAAGGTTTTATTGATGGTTGCCTGAGTATGTTGGAAGTACAATTAGAGATGGATGCTGAAGTAAATGGGGAATACGCAGCATAAAAAAACGCCCGATTACTCGGGCTTTTTTTCAACATCTTTAACATACAAAATTACCGCTGATTTAATATCACCATCAACGTGTTTGGCGTTTATGCTGAGGTGAACGGGTTTTCGTTCCCACTCAGCTCTCTGTAAGGCTTCTTTGTTGCCAGATTCATCAAGAAAAATATCCTGAACGACACAAGTCATACGCTGGTCAGTATCGACTCTCCTAACCTTAACCTTAAAGGATTCAGGGTCTGTGTTGTTTACTTCTTCAATCCTGTAAATGCCATCGATTCTCATCTCAACGGAACGGCGTCGAGCGTTCGTAACCAATTCCTTTGCTGTTTCTGAATCGATGGTTACACCATCGATCTCGGCTGTATCAGACCGCACGAACGATTTAACCATCGTAGTCTTAGCGTCGTAAGACATACGGTCCATGTTATCGAGCAAGGGTTTTTGAGCAATCATTTCAGATATAACCTGAAGACGCTTTGTTTCTTCTTGGCTCATGACCTGCATAGTGCGCAGGTGTTCCTTATCACCATCTTTAGCGATTTCAGCAAGGCGGGTGTCTTTTCTGTTATCCAGAAAACGTTTGAAGACGGTCACGCCGCCCCATATGACGGCGGCACCGAGAACTGTAAAGACGATCTCTGTGGCGTTCATTTTACCTGCCAGTTCCTGTGTGAGCTTGGTTAAAAAACCATCAATGTTGATTTCAACAAGAGATGAACCCTGCTCAACTGTAACTTCAATTTCTAAAGCATCAAGCTCTTCTTTCGTCAGCCTACGTACGTCAGGTGTTCCGTACTTAGCAAGAGCATATGATTTATTTATCTGCGACTGCATTTCGACAAAGCCCTTCATCACTGATGGTGTCAGGGATTTGTTGAATTTTTCACCTGTAAGTCTAATAGTGAGGCTAGGCCAACCATTAAAACTGATCTTATCTGGCAGACCATTTCCGCTTAAATAACTTTCAAGTAATTCGAATGCTTGTTTCTCAGACTCAACATCATAATAGATATCGTCCAAAGATAATCCCTCATTCTTGTCCCTGCGTTAACTGGTTGTTAGGCAAGGTGTGCTTTATCTTTTTTGCTGTGTGCATGGAAAATAAACCATAATCATTCAAAAATCACTAACGCGGTCCGCATTTTCTCATTTACTGTGCTAAGAGTGGTTACTTCGCCACATCGCTTAATACTTGAGACCCCTATCAGAATTGATGGGAGGTTCGTTATTTAAGCATTGCTTAATAAAGGTTGTAGTATTTCTAAAAACACGTTCTTTCCAGCGCCGCTATACTCACAGCTACACAAGTTGGAGGTGCTTATGAAAGAAGGTTACTACTGGATTCAGTACAACGGCGGACAGCAGATCGCGTATTACGTGCCGGAGGTTATCAATGACCTCGATACTGGTAAAACGGTGATTGGGGCGTGGTATGTAACGCGCGGCGACGACCTTTGCCATAATGGCGAAGTAGAAGTGCTGAGTGGACCACTGGAAGCGCCTGGCGATTATTCTCGTGGTTTCAATTCAGTAGCAGAAGCAACGCAGCAATGTGACTTTTTGCGTTTCCATGTCGAACGCGCTGCGGAGCTATGCAATGACGCCAGACGCGAGCTGGAGCGAGCAGAACTTGACCTTGCCGCTCTGGTAGAGCAGTACAACGAGCAGGCAAAAATAGCAGGCATTAAGGCAATAGAACTGAATGTGGGGCAGTAACTGTAATACGTAAAGCCTGTTTCACAGTTAATCACCGCAGTCTTATTACGGTCTTATTTTTTTATTTACAATGACTTGTAACGAAACGAATCTCAACTATTCTTACTTTGACTCATAGAGTGCATTAAGAGTAAAACCATAAACAGCCATTATCTGCACGATAATTTTACTCGAGACCAGCGAGCCCCATCGCTGGTCTTTTTTTATGCTAACTCAACACATTTCGCTTTTCTTTACTGGCCTTTTGCGGATAGCAGGCCAGCAATAAGTGCCTCCATTAACCGGAGGTTTCCTGCTGTGAAAATGGGCGGCTGGTGGGTGTTGTAGCACCCGACCAGCCATTCGCTCATGCTTCAGATCACAAGCGAACCAGGGCCCACCGCTTTAGCGCAAAAGCATAGTGAGCCTATCAGAGTCCTGCTTACTGATCTATGAATAATACTGTAAAAATATCCAGTGTTGAAATAATCAATGCTGATTGCATGCACTACCTCAAATCGCTTCCTGATGATGCCATCGACCTGATTGTTACCGATCCGCCTTACTTCAAAGTGAAGCCGAACGGGTGGGACAATCAATGGAACGGGGATGAGGATTATCTGCGCTGGCTGGATAATTGCCTCGCTGAGTTCTGGCGCGTGCTGAAGCCAGCAGGAAGCCTGTATCTATTCTGCGGTCACCGGCTGGCGTCAGATATTGAAATTATAATGCGTGAGCGGTTCAACGTTCTGAACCACATCATCTGGGCAAAACCTTCCGGGCGCTGGAATGGCTGCAACAAGGAAAGCCTACGGGCATACTTCCCTGCTACTGAGCGCATCATTTTCGCAGAACATTACCAGGGACCATATAAGCCAAAGAGTGATGGCTATGCGGAAAATTGCAACGAACTGAAGCAACACGTCATGGCTCCGCTGATCACTTATTTCAGGGATGCGCGTGATGCGCTGGGCGTGAGTTCAAAACAGATAGCGGATGCCACCGGAAAGAAAAACATGGCGTCGCACTGGTTCGGCACCAGCCAGTGGCAACTGCCGGGCGAAATGGACTACCTCAAGCTGCAGGCGTTATTCGCCCAAATAGCGATCGAGAAACACCTGAACGATGAGCTTGAGAAGCCACACCACCAGCTGGTGGCCACGTGGCATTCGTTAAACCGTAAATATTCAGAGCTGCTGGAGGAGTATCAATCTCTCCGGCGCTATTTCTCTGTGAATGTGACCGTACCGTATACCGACGTATGGACACATAAACCCGTCCAGTTTTATCCCGGCAAACATCCCTGCGAGAAACCGGCTGATATGCTGCAGCAGATAATTACTGCCAGCAGCAGGCCCGGCGATCTTGTTGCTGACTTTTTCATGGGGTCAGGTTCGACAATTAAGGCTGCTTTAGAGCTGGGGCGTCGTGCGGTAGGGGTAGAACTGGAAACCGAAAGGTTCATCCAGACTGTCACCGAGGTGCGGGGAATGGCAGGGAAATAATTCATGCGAGGCGACTATCGGTCGCCTTTATTTTCCCTCAAAACACCTCAAACAGGAGGTGTCGGATGAACAACATCATGCCTGACAAAATAGCTTCGGTGATGGGGTATTGCACATCAGGTGGCCTCATTTGCTGGGGCAGTTTCGCCAGATGGTTACATGACCTTGACTGGAACATGATCGCTGTCGTCGGCGGCTTCATTATCGGCCTGCTGACATTCTTCGTGAACTTCTATTTTAAACGCCGCCAGATCAAAGCCTATGAGGCGGCGCTTGAGCGCGGCTATATCACGCCGCCTCCTCAGGATAAATGATATGGCTGCAATAAAAAAAGCTGGTAGTGCAGCCGGTATCGTTTGTTCCGTTGCTGCAATTATCGCGATTGTACTGGGAAACGGGCATGTACGAACCAATGAGCGCGGTCTCGAGTTAATCGGTAATGCGGAATCCTGCCGTCGTGATCCTTATGTTTGCCCCGCAGGTGTGCTGACTGACGGACTGGGTAACACTCATGGTGTTAAGCGGGGCACCATTAAGAACGACCAGCAGATTGCCGCAGAATGGGAAAATAACATCCTCGACGCTGAATCCTGCGTTAATCGTTATGGCAATGGTCGAAACCTGTCTGACGATACGTTCAGCGCTGCCGTGTCGGTTACCTTTCGCTCAGGATGCGGAAATATGCGCAAATCCACCATGTTCGCTTTATTTCGAGAAGGCCCAAAAGCATACAGATCTGCGTGCAGCCAGTTTCCTCGCTGGGTTTATGGTGATGGGCGCGTGTTGCCTGGTCTGGTTACGCGCGCCGGTAAAGAAGGAACGCTCTGTCTGGATGGTCTGAAATGAGTCGCGTAACCACAATCATCGTTGCTTCCGTTATCTGCGCGTTTGTTACTCTTGCCTGGTTAGCGAATCACTACCGCGAGAATGCCATCAATTATAAGACCCAGCGCGATAAGTCTACTGAGAAACTCAACCTGGCGAACGCCACCATTAATGACATGCAGGTGCGCCAGCGAGATATGGCTGCGCTGGATGCCAAATACCAGAAGGAATTAGCTGATGCAAAAGCTGAAAATGATTCTCTGCAGCGCAAGCTTGATGCTGGTGGTCGGGTGCTCGTCAAAGGCAAATGTCCAGTGCCAGCCGCAACCAAAGCCGCCAGCGCCGCCGGCATGGGCGATGATGCCACCATCGAACTCTCTCCAGTTGCTGGACGAAACGTTCTCAGTATCAGAGCTGGGATCACCAACGACCAGACAGCCCTGAGAACGCTGCAGGAGTACATTAATACGCAGTGCCTACAATAAAACACGGTTCATAAAACTACTGAAGCAGCATGGTTTAACATATATAGTGAGGAAAAAAGATGAAGTGCCATCATTTATCATTAAGCCATGCTAAGTTTCTAAAAAGTCCTAGACTTACTCCACCTTGGCCATGCTAACGCCTGAAAGTCGAGGGGATTGGCTACCTCACCATCATGATTCTTTCGGGTGGCTCCTGAGAGTTATGATATGAGTTCTTAGCCAATACTAAATAAAGGCCACGATAATTTTCGTGGCCTTTTCTCGTTACGTTATAGCGAATATATAGCTTGGGTGTGGCAGGTATTTCAACAGGAATTCACTGCGTTCCTGTAACAGAAAACGAAAAAGAGCCCCCTGGTGCGAGGGCGTTCTAAAACTACACTATGTGCTTCTTGCTCTTGTGATGATGTCTAATTATGGCAGTGTTTCGTCCTTGAAATTTCCCCGAATGATGTAGGAGTCCTACCTCAGAGTCGTACTCCAGTTTTGCAGATATTTGAGAACTAACAAGCGAGAGTGGAAAGTATTAAGAATTATCTTAAGCCATCTGGAGTGAAAAACTACAGTCGCGAAAAGGAAATTTCCCAGTTTAAGGTGAAATATTAAACAGAGAAGCGAACGGATCTTAGCTCGGATGTTGGAAAGCATTGTTGAGTACGCTAAAAATTGACTCATCCCTGAGCCTAATTCCCTATGATGCTCAGGGGACAGTGATCAAAGGTCCCAAGCAGTGTGGCACATGAAGGCAGGAATGACCTCATTTTTTTAATATTTGGGCCATTCATCCACCGGTATGCGGGCTCTTTACAATTTTTTAAAAGTTTGTCTTGCCAGGTTCGACTATTCATGCGTTAATGAAACGGTCGGTTTGACACTAAATAATTCCTCAAAGTAATTCTCATCACTAATATCTGTCGATATGTCCTCTTGGGTTTCTCTTTAATCTGGTGAATTTTGTTTCAAACCATAACTGATTGAAAACAAAATGAAAAGGTGACATATATGTCAAGCAAAATTAACGGATTAGTGAAGTGGTTCAACCCAGAGAAGGGATTTGGATTTATCACGCCTAAAGATGGCAGTAAGGACGTTTTTGTCCATTTTTCTGCTATTCAAAGTGATGAATTCAGAACACTTTATGAAAATCAAGAGGTCGAGTTTTCGATTGAAAATGGCCCTAAAGGACCATCTGCCGTGAACGTTGTGGCGCTCTAAGGATACTATTATTACTACCCATATTCATTTCCGATGCCCATGCTGTCACGGTTCGCAATACAGAATATCTACTTTTGATATTTCAGAAAAAAATCCGTTCGGCGCAAAATGTATTTTTTGTAAAGCCTCAATGGTTACGTTTGATAATATCGCTTCGTATATCCAGTCAGGGCAGGTTGCCCTTGATTTTCGGAAGTAACATGAAAATGTCGGATTTACGAGGCCTGTAATTTTAAATTATCAGTAGATAATTTGGTACTCAGTAGAATTATCTGCTGCCTCCATAGTGGTAAGCTCATGAAAAAAGTTATCGTTTTTTTCAATGCAGAACCTACAGTTACTGTTTCTGTAATGAAAGGGATTACCTCAATCCTTCGCACTTATCCTAATGGGGAAGACGCCCACCTTCCGATAATGTCAGCCGGTTTCCCTTCGCTTACCGGTGATCATAAAGTGGTCTATGTGGCTTCCGACAGAGATCTTTCATCAGATGAGATACTTGAGGCAGTCAGAAAACTGTCGTGACTCATCCAGGGACGAAGGGTTTCATGTAGTCTCTGTAAGAACACTAAGCCTCGCTTCCGCGGGGCTTTTTAATGCACATTTCTCGGCAGACTATTAGGGGTTTGCATCGCTGCACAATCTGAATTTATTGATAACGATTCTCATTTTTAAGGGTCCTCCCGGCAGGGGGGCCTGCCACGAGGCGGCGGGCACGCGGAAAACGGCTAGTTTTTGCGATCCAGGGTCATCATCATCATCTGCGCAGGTTATTGATTTTTCTATACCCGAACTTTCAATGATGTCGAATTGTACAAAAAGTGTTCACCATCATGGACCAGGAAATCGCATCTTTAAAACTCAACATTAATCAACTTGCCGGGATCACCGGTGTCCATCGCCAGACCGTGGCAGCCCGACTGAAAAATGTCAGCCCTGCTGCTGGCAGTAACAGCAAACTCAAATTTTATCTCATCACTGAAATCCTGACTGAACTGATGGTTCCAACGGTATCAGCTGATCTGGAGGATATGCCTCCGGCTGATCGCCTGGCGCACTGGAAGGCCGAAAATGAACGCCTCAAATTTGAACAGGATATCGGACAGCTTATTCCGGCGGATGAGGTGGCGCGCGAATATTCATTAATGGCGAAATCAGTCGTCATGATTCTTGAAACCCTTCCGGACATCCTTGAGCGCGACTGTGGGCTGACGCCGGCAGCGGTCACCCGCGTCCAGAGCGTCATCGATGACCTTCGCGATCAGATAGCGCAAAAGGTGCTGGAAGCTGAAGCAGAGGAGGTTGAGCCAGAGGAGGACTGATGGCAAAGCGGGCATCAGCACGAGGCATCCGCCGCGATATTTCCAGTATCTTACGTGCTCCACGCCGTATGCAGGTGGCCGATGCGGTCAGTGCTTATATGCGTGTGCCGATGGGAGCGGGTAACTCCATACCGTGGGATCCGGATCTGGCCCCCTATGTAATAGAACCCATGAATTGCCTGACATCGCGCGAGTACGATGCTGTGGTGTTCGTAGGCCCGGCGCGTACCGGGAAAACCATCGCTCTGATTGATGGCTGGATTGTCTACAACATCGTTTGTGATCCGGCTGATATGCTGGTGATTCAAGTGTCCGAGGAGAAGGCGCGTGAACACTCGAAAAAGCGACTGGATCGCACATTCCGTCTGAGCCCGGAGGTTAAAAGCCGTTTAAGTCCGCGTCGCAACGACAATAACGTGTACGACAGGACATTCCGGGCCAGCAACTATCTGAAACTGGGCTGGCCGTCGGTCAATATCATGTCTTCGTCGGATTACAAAAGCGTGGCGCTGACGGATTACGATCGCTTTCCGGAAGATATCGATGGGGAGGGCGATGCCTTCCTGCTGGCATCCAAACGTACACAAACCTTTATGTCCTCGGGGATGACGCTGGTGGAAAGCTCTCCCGGTCGTGATATCCGGGATACGAAATGGCGCCGCAGCTCGCCACACGAAGCACCACCGACCACGGGTATTCTGTCGCTCTATAACCGGGGCGACCGTCGTCGCCTTTACTGGCCGTGCCCGCATTGCGGCGAGTATTTCCAGCCTGAAATCGACAATATGACAGGTTACCGGGACAACCCCGATCCTGTTACGGCCAGTGAGTCGGCTTTTCTTCAGTGCCCGGCCTGCCACGGCAAAATTTCGCCTGAAATGAAGCGCGAGCTGAACATGAAACATGTCTGGCTTCGCGACGGGCAGAAGATTGACCGTCACGGGATGATTACCGGGGAAGGCCGACGTTCACGTATTGCGTCGTTCTGGATGGAGGGCCCGGCAGCGGCATACCAGACATGGTCGCAGATGATTTACAAATTCCTGACGGCAGAGCAGGAATATGAGGCAACGCAGAGCGAGGAAACGCTGAAAACGGTGGTAAACACCGACTTCGGGCGCCCTTATCTGCCGCGCGCCAGCCTGGAACAACGTAAAAGCGAACTGCTGGAGCAGCGCGCGGAGGAGATTCCGAAGCGTTCTGTTCCGGACGGGGTGGCTTTTCTTACCGCAACGGTCGATGTCCAGGGTGGCCGGAACCGGCGTTTTGTCGTTCAGGTGACCGGTTATGGTCAGCAGGGCGAACGATGGCTGGTTGATCGCTACAACATCCGTCAGTCGATGCGTATCAATGCCGATGGTGAAAGCTATCCCATTGACCCGGCGAGCTACCCGGAAGACTGGGATCTTCTTCTGAGTGATGTGTTCGAGAAATCATGGCCGCTGGCCAGCGATGAAACGAAGTGCATGCGACTCATGGCGATGGCTGTGGACTCCGGCGGTGAAGATGGCGTTACGGACAATGCCTATAAGTTCTGGCGCAAATGCCGCCGGGAAGGTTTCGGCAAGAGAGTATTTCTCTTCAAGGGCGACGGGCAGCGCCGCGCCAAACTCATCACTCGCACTTATCCGGATAACACCGGACGATCCACCCGACGGGCAAAAGCAGCCGGTGACGTTCCTCTTTACCTTCTGCAGACCGATGCGCTCAAAGACCGTGTCAATAATGCGCTGTGGCGGGATTCACCGGGACCAGGCTATGTGCATTTCCCTAAATGGCTGGGCCCGTGGTTTTACGACGAACTGACTTACGAGGAGCGTGCTCCCGATGGTAAGTGGAGCAAACCCGGCCACGGTGCCAACGAGGCGTTTGACCTGATGGTCTACGCCGACGCGCTGGCGATCCTTCATGGCTACGAAAAGATTAAATGGCCAGATGCACCGGAGTGGGCATGCCGGGAAACCTGGACTGAAAGCAGACCAGATAAAACAAGCGAACCACCATCCGTGGCACCGGCTAAACCTGTTCCGGCGGTGAAAGCCAAACGGCGCAAGCCAGCGGCTGACTCAGATGCAAATCCATGGGCCACATCAGGAGGCTGGGTGTGAAACAAAGCGATATCGAAACCATGATCCAGAAGTATGTGGACGCGGAAATAGCCGTGCTGGACGGGAAGTCCATAACGTTCAACGGGCAACAGATGACGTTTGAGAACCTTTCAGAGATCCGCAAGGGACGGCAGGAGTGGGAACGCCGTCTGACAGTCTTCAACACTAAGCGCCGGGGAAATCCTGGCTATCGTCTGGCGAGGTTTTAATGTCAATCATTGATGATGCAATCGGCCTCTTTTCACCGACATGGAAAGCGTCCCGGCTTCGCGCCCGGGCAGTGATCCGGGCTTATGAAGCGGCCAGACCATCGCGGACGCATAAAGCGCGACGTGAAAATCGGTCAGCAAACCAGCTCAGCCAGATGGGGGCCGTCTCCCTGCGTGAACAGGCACGCTGGCTCGATAACAATAATGATCTTGTCATCGGCATTTTCGACAAGCTGGAGGAGCGTGTGGTGGGCGCCAACGGAATCATCGTTGAACCTCATCCCAGGCTGACCAACGGCAAGCTGGCGAAAAAGCTGGTGGTGGATATTCGCACGAAATTTGCCGAATGGTCTGTGAAACCGGATGTCACCGGGCAGTTTACCCGTCCGGTGCTGGAACGCCTGTTACTGCGCAGCTGGCTGCGTGATGGTGAAGTCTTTGCCCAACTGGTCAACGGTACCGGAAACGGACTGGAGCCATCAGCACGGATCCCTTTCTGGCTGGAAGCGCTGGAAGCTGATTTTGTTCCGATGACCACTGACGAATCAGCGAAGCTGAGCCAGGGGGTATACCTCGATGACTGGGGGCGCCCGAAGGGATATATGGTTTATAAATCTCTCCCGGTGACCGGCAAGCAGCCCGATACCAAAACTATCGATGTCGAAAATATGCTGCATCTGAAGTTTACGCGCCGTCTGCATCAGACCCGCGGCAACTCACTGCTTTCCGGTGTACTGATGCGTCTCAGCGCGCTGAAAGAATACGAAGATGCTGAGCTTACGGCGGCGCGGATCGCCGCCGCGCTGGGGATGTATATCAAAAAGGGTGACGGGCAAAGTTACGAAGAAGATTCTACCGCAGGCACTAAAGACAGCGACCGCGAGCTGATGATCCAGCCGGGCATTATCTATGACGATCTGGAGCCCGGTGAAGAAATCGGGATGATCAAGTCGGACCGTCCCAACCCCAATCTCGAATCCTTCCGCAACGGGCAACTGCGTGCGGTCGCCGCAGGCTCCCGTCTCAGTTTTTCCAGCGCAGCGAGAAACTATAACGGGACGTACAGCGCCCAGCGACAGGAGCTGGTGGAATCCACCGACGGGTATCTCATCCTTCAGAACTGGTTTATCGGTGCAGTAACCCGACCGATGTACCGGGCCTGGCTGAAAATCGCAGTGGCGTCAGGGGAGATCAAAATTCCCCGTGGTCTCGATATGGATACGCTCTACACAGCGGTGTATTCCGGTCCGGTGATGCCGTGGATTGATCCGGTAAAAGAGGCCACTGCCTGGAAGATGCAGATTCGTGGCGGTGCAGCAACGGAATCGGACTGGGTTCGCGCCAGCGGCCGCAATCCGGATGACGTAAAGACGCGGCGTAAAGCTGAGATCGATGAAAACAACGAGCTGGGGCTGAAATTCGATACGGACCCGGCTAACGATAAAGGAGGCACCAGTGCCGAAGCCAAAGAAACGGGCGCTCAACCGTCCGAAAGCCAGCGTAGGCAGTAATTCGTGGTTCCGCATGCAGGCCAGTGCTGATAACGATGCAGATATTTATATCTACGACGAAATTGGTTACTGGGGAGTGACGGCGCGCCAGTTCGTCAACGAGCTGAAGGCGCTGGGCAATGTCACCCACATCAACCTTCACATTAATTCGCCGGGTGGCGATGTCTTTGATGGCATCGCCATTTTTAATGCCCTTAAACATCACGGCGCCGCGATCACCGTCCATATCGATGGCCTGGCAGCGTCCATGGCATCGGTCATTGCGATGGTGGGTAACCCGGTGATCATGCCGGAAAACACCATGATGATGGTGCACAAGCCATGGGGGTTTGCGGGGGGTGATGCCAATGACATGCGGGATTACGCCGACCTTCTCGACAAGGTTGAGTCAGTTCTGATCCCGGCCTATGCGCAGAAGACAGGAAAATCTGCCGAAGAAATTGCGGCAATGCTGGAAGACGAAACCTGGATGGACGGTAACGAGTGCGTTGCGCTGGGTTTTGCTGATCAGGTTGCACCTTCATTGCAGGCGATGGCCTGTATTCACTCGAAACGTATTGAGGAATTTGAAAAAATGCCAAACAGCATTCGTAATATGATCACCCCGCCGCGCAACAGTACTCAACGTGAGGCTCCTGCGGCACAGACCCAGACTACTCAGACTCAGACCCAGACCACGCAAACACCGGCAGTCGCTGACGAAACTGCAATCCGCGCTCAGGTGCTCGCAGAGCAGAAAGTCCGTGTCAATGCCATCGGCGATCTCTTTGCCATGTTTGGTGGTAAGCATCAGGAACTGATGGCGAAGTGCGTCGCGGATCCGGAATGCTCCGTCTCTCAGGCGAAAGACCTGCTTCTGGCCGAACTGGGCAAAAACGCGACGCCATCTGATAAAACCGCGACGGCGCATATCCATGCGGGCAATGGCAACTTTGTCGCGGATGGTATTCGCCAGGCGCTGATGGCGCGCGCCGGTTTCGAAAAGCAGGAACGCGACAACGTCTACAACGGGATGACGCTGCGCGAGTATGCGCGTATGGCGCTGACAGAGCGTGGTATTGGCGTGGCCAGTTATAACCCGATGCAGATGGTGGGACTGGCGCTGACGCACAGTTCCTCTGACTTCGGCAACATCCTGCTTGATGTGTCGAATAAAGCGCTGTTGCAGGGGTGGGATGAAGCAGAAGAGACCTTCCAGCGCTGGACGAAAAAAGGGCAGTTGTCCGACTTCAAAACCGCGCATCGTGTGGGTATGGGTGGCTTCGCGTCGCTCCGCCAGGTGCGTGAAGGGGCAGAGTACAAATACGTGACCACCGGGGATAAAGGCGAAACCATCGCGCTGGCCACCTATGGTGAAATCTTCTCCATCACCCGTCAGGCGATCATCAATGACGACCTGAATCAGCTGACTGACGTGCCGCTGAAAATGGGGCGCGCGGCTAAGGGGACCATTGGTGATCTGGTTTATGCTGTTCTGACCACGAACCCGAAACTCTCTGACGGGAAAGCACTGTTCCACGCTGACCACAAAAACCTCTCCACCGGGGCGATTTCGGTATCCGCGCTTGACGATGCGCGCAAACTGATGCGCCTGCAGAAAGAAGGTTCCCGTTCCCTGAATATCCGTCCGGCTTACATGCTGGTTCCGGTCGGTCTGGAAACGCTGGCCAGCCAGACCATCAAGTCGGCGAGCGTGAAAGGGGCAGATATCAATGCCGGAATTATCAACCCGATCCAGAACTTCGCAGAGGTGATTGCTGAAGCGCGACTGGATGAGGCTGATGCGAAAGCCTGGTATCTGACGGCGGCGATGGGCACCGACACCATCGAAGTGGCTTACCTGAACGGTGTCGATACGCCGTACATCGACCAGCAGGAAGGTTTTACCACCGACGGTATTGCGACAAAAGTGCGTATTGATGCCGGTGTGGCGCCGCTGGATTATCGCGGCCTGGTCAAATCAAGCGGCCAGTAACAGTACAACGAATCCGACGCCCGTAAGGGCTTTTTTTATACCTGAAATCAGCCCCGTCCGGGGCTGAGCGGAGAAGAACTATGTCGAAGAATTATGTGCAGGACGGGAAGACCATTCCCCTGGCGAATACCGGCACTGATGCGATCCTCAGTGGTACGCCGGTTGCCATCGGTACTGTGGTTGCCGTGGCGATCACGGATATCGCAGCAGGCCAGACGGGTGACGGCTTTGCCGAAGGCGTTTTCCTCCTTCCAAAACTGCCCGCAGATGCGATTTCTGCCGGTGTTAAGGTTTACCTCAAGGCTGGCGTTATCCAGCTGGCGGCAACGGATGCTGTCGCGGCGGGTGTGGCGTGGGAGGGGGCGGCAGCTGGCGTGAGCGTCGTTGACGTGAAGATCAATGGCTAACCCGTTTGACACAATGGCTGGCCGCATGGATGCGGCCACTGTCCGGAAAATGGGAAGAACCGCGGTTATTAACGGCGTGCCGGTGGATGTGATCCCTGCCGAGCTTATGGATCAGTTGGGGCCAGTGTCGGGGAGCTCGATATCGCTGGTGATTTTCTCGGAGATTTACCGCCCGCGGCGCAATGACGACGTGGTGTATGAGGGCGAGACCTTCAGTGTTACCCGCCACGACAAATTTAACGGAAAGCCGCGCATCTTTATTGAATAGGGGGATTCATGTCAATAAAGGGGCTTGAACAGGCAATTGCCAACCTTAACAGCATCAGTAAAACCGCCGTGCCGCGTGCATCCGCGCAGTCGGTTAATAATATCGCCGGGCAGGCGATAAATCGCAGTGTGTCAGTGGTGGCAAAGGCAACGCGCGTGCCGCGAAAACTGGTGAAGCAGCGTGCCAGACTGCGGCGTGCGACCGTCAGGAAACCCCGGGCGCTGATCAGAGTAAACCGCGGTAACCTGCCCGCTATTAAGCTCGGTGCAGCCAGCGCGAGGCTGTCCCGCCGCAAACGTGATAAAGGGAGCGCCAACAGCGTGTTGCAAATCGGACCGTTTCGTTTTCCGGGCGCGTTTATTCAGCAACTGGCGAACGGGCGCTGGCATGTGCTGCGCAGAACTACAAAAAGTCGTTATCCCATCGAGGTGGTCAGCATTCCCCTCGCGAAACCGCTGACGGCGGCATTCCGCACCGAGCTGCCAAAGCTCATGGACGAAAGAATGTCGGAAGTCATGCGGCAGAACCTTAAAAACCAACTGAGACTGGTGCTCATCCGATGAAAAATCCCCAAATTCGGGCCGCAGTACTTGCGGCATTAAAGCGAAATATCACTCAACCAGTGACCTACTTTGATGGTCGTCCGGGGTTTATTGATGAGCAGGATCTCCCGGCCATTGCGGTTTACCTGACAGACGCCCGATCGACGGACGACTCCGTTGATGAGGACTTGTGGTCAGCGGTGTTACATACCGAAGTTTTTCTCAGGGCGAGCGACACTGATTCGGCGCTGGATGAGTGGATGGAAAGTCAGGTCTATCCCGCGATGGCCGATGTACCGGAGCTGGCCGGGTTAATCGAAACCATGAGTGCGCTCGGGTATGACTACCAGCGCGATGATGAGGCGATGACGTGGGGATCTGCGGATCTCAGTTATTCAATCAGCTACGTAATGTGAGGATACTATGCCAACACCAAACCCGCTGGCACCTGTTAAAGGTGCCGGCACCACGTTCTGGATTTATGGCGGTTCCGGCGATCCGTTTGCCAATCCACTGTCAGATGTCGACTGGACCCGCCTGGCGCAGGTGAAGGATTTAACCCCCGGCGAAATGACCGCGGATTCGGAGGACGACACCTACATTGATGATGAAAACGCCGACTGGACCAGCACCGCGCAGGGCCAGAAATCTGCCGGTGACACGTCGGTCACACTGGGATGGAAACCGGGCGAAGCCGGGCAGAAAGACCTGGTGAGCTGGTTCAATGACGGTACCGTCAGGGCGTATAAAATCAGATACCCCAATGGCACCGTGGATGTGTTCAAAGGCTGGCCGAGTAGCCTCGGCAAGACCATCACCTCGAAGGAAGTCATTACCCGCACGGTGAAAATCACCAACTCCGGGAAACCGAATCTGGCAGAAGAGAGTGGTGCACCGGTGATTGCGGTTACCGGCGTCACGCTCGATAAAACCACCTCGACCGTCGCTGTTGGTGCCACCGTGACGTTAAACGTCTCCGTTCTGCCCGCCGGTGCATCGGATAAATTCTTCCGCGTGTCCACCTTAGACCCGGATGTTGCCACGGTCAGCGTCAGCGGCAACATCGTCACGGTGACCGGCGTGGAAGCGGGCGTGGTGCCGGTGGTTGTGATGACGAACGACGGCAACTTTGTGGGCATCTGCGAAGTGACCGTTTCCTGATAAACGGGGCTCCGGCCCCGCCTCCCGGAGTACAGCATGTTTTTAAAAACCGATGAAATGACCCGCAACGGACAGACTATTATCCTGTTCGAACTGTCCGCCCTGCAGCGTATCAGTCACCTTGAATATCTGAAAAACATCGAAGCGATCGAAGAGGGCGATTTTCAGAAAGCGATGGAGGTGACCGTGCAGACTGGTGCCTGGGTGGTCGCCATGTCGCTCTGGCACGGGCATACCCTGAAAGGGACCCTACCGGAAGGGGCGGTCGCGGAATACGTCAAAATTCAGCAGGAGGTGTTGTCCACCTGGCCGCTGGATTTAATCGCCGAAGCGGATTTCCGGGTTAAGCAGATCTCCGGCATGCTACCGCCAGAGGAGGAAGAAGTTGCAATCGACACCACTGCTCGTGGTGATGATACCGAGCCGGTGTCCGCAGAAAAGTCCTTGCCAGTGAGCTGACTTTTGTCATGAAGCTGGCGCGTGAGTTCGGTCGCCCGGACTGGCGCACCATGCTGGCTGGCATGTCCTCAACAGAATACGGCGACTGGCATATTTTCTACCGGGACAATTACTTTCATGACGTGCAGCTTGATCTGCATTTTTCCGGGTTGCTCTACACCCTCTCAACGATGTTTTTCAGTGATCCTGAACTGACCCCCGGCGCATTCAGCGTCCTTTCCCCGACATCTGACACTCTCCCGGACGACGCGCCGGACGATGATGTGCTGATGGCAAAAGCAGCAGGCATTACAGGAGGCGTTCGCTATGGCCCAGACGGCAGTCGGTGATCTGGTCGTTAATCTTGACGTCAATTCATCAAAGTTTACTGAGCAGGTCAGCTACGCTCAGCGGCAGCTGAAGCAAACCGGTGATGCTGCAAATGATGCGGCATTACGTATTCAACAGTCGTTCAGCAGGCAGCAAAGCGCGGCGCAGAAGGCCGGAATCTCCGTCGGCCAGTACAGTGCGGCGATGCGGATGCTGCCGGCACAGTTTACCGACGTGGCCACCCAGCTTGCCGGGGGACAGAGCCCGTGGCTTATCCTGCTTCAGCAGGGTGGTCAGATTAAGGACTCCTTCGGTGGGATCATCCCGACGTTCCGTGCCCTGACCAGTGCGATATCACCGCTGGCGATTGGTTTCGGCGCGCTGGCGACAGCGACAGGTGCAGTTGTTTACGCCTGGTACCAGGGCTCTTCCACACTGTCAGATTTCAACAAAACGCTGGTGCTGTCAGGTAACAGCGCGGGGCTGACGGCTAACCGGATGCTGGCGCTGGTCCGCGCCGGGCAGAGTGCCGGGCTGACGTTTAACCAGTCCGGCGAAGCGCTGACAGCACTGGTAAACGCAGGTGTTCGCGCCGGTGCGCGGTTTGACGACATGAGCCAGGCCGCGGCCCGTTTCACGCAGGCGTCCGGCCTGCCGCTGGACAAAGTTGCCGCGGCGTTCGGTAAGCTGACGAATGACCCGACGTCCGGTCTGATTGCGATGGCGCAGCAGTTCCATAACGTGACGGCAGAGCAGATTGCTTACGTCGCCCAGTTGCAGCGGTCAGGTAATGAAGCGGCAGCCCTGCAGGCGGCAAACGATGCCGCCACAACCGGGTTCAACACGCAGACAAAAAGCCTGCGCGACAACATGGGCACGATAGAGGCCGCGGCGGATTCGCTTAAGCGGGCGTTTAAATCCATGTGGGACGCGGCGCTGGATATCGGGCGCCCGGACAGCGCAGAGGAGATGCTGAGCAAAGCAGAGGCCGCGTTCAGGCGAGCGGACCAGACGTGGGAGCTGGAAAAAAACGACCGCTTCATCAATGAAGAGGCGCGGGCCCGTTTCTGGAATGACCGAGAAACGGCACGTCAGGCGCTGGATATGGCGCAGCAGCAGGCCGGAATAGCGAAAGCGAACGAGGCCAATGCTACTAAAGAAGCGGCAGCGGAGTCCGACAGGCAGAAATATGCGGTACAGGCGCAGGCTAACTATGCGAAAACGCAGAGCGCGCTGGAGAAATACACGGCACGCCAGAACGAGCTTAACAACGCGCTGAAAGAAGGGCGGATCCTCCAGGCTGACTACAACGTCAATATGTCGTCGGCTAAAAAAGAGTACGAGGACACGCTCAAAAAACCGCAGGCAGTCAGAACCCCGGCGGGAACCCGCACCGTCGATACCGCGAGCGCGCAGACGCTGGAGCTGGAAACGCAGCTGAGGACGCTGCAGGAGCACAAGGGGATAAACGATACCATCAGCCAGCAGCGCCAGAACCTGTGGCGGCAACAGGCGCGTTTTACGGTGCTGGAGGAAGCGGCAAAAACCCGCACGCTGAGTAACGAAGAACAATCCCTGCTTGCCAGTAAAAGCGAGGTGTTGTCCCGCGCCGAACTGAATGCCCGCCTGGGCGATCAGATCGTGGCACAAGAGCGGCTCAATCGCCTGCAGGACTCTTCGCAGAAATACGTTACACAAATGGGGGAGAAAACCCGCGCGCTGCTGGACAGTGCCGGGGCGGGCAGCCGGGAGACGCAGCGCCGCAATGAAGAGGCGCAACTCCGTCAGGGCTGGATGAATGCCGGTGGCTCGGATGCCGACCAGGGTTACCAGAACGAACTGGCCGCACTGAAAAACTACTATGCCGCGCAGGATACGCTCCGTGGTGACTGGTTATCCGGAGCGAAATCGGCCTGGGCGGATTACACCGACGCCGCGACCGATGCCTACGGGCAAATGCGGACAGCGGCAACGACCGCCTTTGACGGGTTCTCAAAAAATCTGGGCGACATGCTGACGTCCGGAAAAGCGAAATGGGCTGACTTTACCCGCTCCACGCTGTCGATGCTGGCGCAAATCGCCATGAAGCAGGCGCTGGTCGGGCTGGCCGGTTTTGCCTCAACGGCGTTTGGTTTTGCCGGTGGCGGGTTTACCGGCTCTGGCGGGAAATATGAGCCTGCCGGGGTGGTTCACCGCGGTGAGTTCGTTTTTCACAAAGAAGCGACCAGCCGGATCGGCGTCGGCAATCTCTACAGGTTAATGCGTGGGTATACGTCGGGCGGCTATGTCGGTAACGCCAACGGCGGCGCGGTTTCTCCTTTCGGGGTGAGTGTTTACGCGCCAGTGACGGTCAACAACGACCAGTCGGACAATGACGGGAAAAACACCGGCGATCAGATTAGCCGGGCGTACCAGCAGGTTATCAACAAATCCGTTCAGGATGGCATTAAACGGGAGATCCGCCCCGGCGGTCTTATCTGGAGTGCCAGCAATCGCAGGTGATCATTATGGCCGTTGAGGCATTTATCTGGCCGGTGCAGGCGGCAGGCCAGCCGACAACCAAAACCAAAGACACCATCCGGAAAGCGCAGTTTGGCGATGGTTATGCGCAGGTGAGCGGCTCGGGTCTGCACGACGAAATGCTGACGTTTGATTACACCTTCCGCGGGCGGCCGGAGACCGGGCTTGAGATTTATGCCTTCCTGCGCCGCCACAAAACGAAGTCATTTTCTTTTACGCCGCCGTTCGGTGAACTGGCGTTGTGGCGGGTACAGGCAGACAGCCTCCAGAAAGTCATTCTCGGACAACGGGTGATGACCATTACCGCAACCTTTGAACAGGCATTTGCACCATGAGTCTTAATGCTGATTACCAGAAACTGGAGCCGGGGAATACTGTCCGGCTGATTGAGGTGGACGGTACCGCATTCGGCATACCGGATGTGATGTACTTCCATGCTTACAATATCCCACATACGCCGGAAGAGATTGAAGCGGCGGGTGGCGATGAAACAAAACTGCAGGTGAAATCCCTCTGGTGGCAGGGGAATGAATACCGCGCGTGGCCCTGCCAGATTGAAGGGATTGAGGCGTCGACTGACGGCTCAAGTGCGCAGCCAAAGCTGTCAGTGGCAAATCTGGACAGTTCTGTCACTGCGTTATGCCTGGCCTATGATGATTTGCTTCAGGCCAAAGTCGTTATTCATGACACGCTGGCGCAGTACCTGGATGCGAACAACTTCCCGGACGGTAATCCGGCCGCGGATCCGTCGCAGGAAATTCGTCGGGTGTATTACATCGATGGCAAGGAGCTGGAGACGAACGAGGTGATTCAGTTTGTCCTCGCCACCCCGATGGATCTGCAGGGACTGTTGCTCCCGACACGCCAGCTTCATTCGCTCTGCACCTGGTGTATCCGCAACAAATACCGTTCCGGCGACGGTTGCGACTACGCCGGGACGTTGTATTTCGACAAAAACAACAACCCGGTCAGCGATCCGTCGCTCGATGAGTGCAACGGTACGCTGACCGCCTGCAAACTGCGGCATGGCGCCAACAACGAGCTGCCGTTCGGCGGGTTCCCCGGCACGTCGCTCATCAGGAGCTGATATGCGACAGAAAACCATTGATGCCATCATGGCGCATGCTGCTGCGGAATATCCGCGGGAATGCTGCGGCGTCATCGTGCAGAAAAGCCGGGTTGAGCGGTATTTCCCCTGTCGTAACCTTGCGCCGTCGCCGGAGGAACAGTTTTATCTTTCGCCGGAGGATTATGCCGCGGCAGAGGACCGGGGGACGGTGATCGCGATTGTTCACAGCCATCCTGACGCCACGACGCAACCGAGTGAGCTGGACAAGGCACAGTGCGACGCGACGTTGTTACCCTGGCACATTGTCAGCTGGCCGGAAGGCGACCTGCGCACCATCCAGCCCCGCGGCGAGCTGCCGCTGCTGGAGCGTCCGTTCGTACTCGGCCATTTCGACTGTTGGGGGCTGGTGATGAGCTGGTTCTGGCAGACGCACGGTATTGAGCTGACCGATTACCGGGTGGATTACGCGTGGTGGGAGGACCGCTATCCGGACAATTTTTACCAGGACTGCTGGTATGACTGCGGATTCCGGGAGTTCACCGGGCCGCCGTTACCGGGTGATCTGGTGATCATGCAGGTGCAGGCGAATAAGTGGAATCACGCCGGGGTATTGCTGGAAGGCAATATGCTTCTGCACCACCTCTATGGTCATCTGAGCAAGCGTACCCCGTACGGCGGCTACTGGATGGAAAGGACCATGAAAGTGGTGCGCTATAAATCATTCATCTGAAGGAGGGCAACTCTGTGCAGGAAGTCATGACGCGTATCGAGCTCGGCGGTGTGCTCGGTAAAACCTTCGGCAGGGTACATTATCGTTTGATCCGCACCACCGGCGAGGCGGTAAACGCACTTTCCAAAACCGTGGATGGTTTTGAAAAGTACCTGAATTCGAGCCGCATGCGCGGGCTTACCTACGCCGTATTTAAAGGCAAAAAGAATATCGGTATTGATGACCTGGGTTTCGCAGTGACCGGTGAAGTTGTCCGTATTGTCCCCGTGGTGATTGGCAGTAAAAAGGCCGGCCTGCTGCAGACTATCCTGGGTGCGGTGCTGGTGGTTGTCTCCATCTGGATGCCGGGTGTGAGCATCGCGGCAAGTAATCTGCTGTTTTCTGCCGGTGCCGCGATGACGCTCGGTGGCATCGTGCAAATGCTCTCGCCACAACCCGGTGGCCTTGCCAGCAAACAGGATGCAGACAACCGCGCGTCCTATGCTTTCGGCGGGGTGACCAACACCACTGCTCAGGGTAATCCCGTCCCACTGCTCTATGGTAAACGCCGCATCGGCGGAGCGATCATCTCAGCGGGTATTTACGTCGAAGACCAGCAATAAATCCTTTCGTTATTTCAATGGCCACCTGCGGGTGGTTTTTTTGTGGGAAAAATATGGCCAGAGAAATTAAGGGCAAAAAGGGCGGTGGCTCCAGCGCCCGCACGCCTGTTGAACAGCCTGACGATCTCCAGTCCATGGCAAAGGCGAAAATCCTCATCGCACTCGGCGAAGGGGAGTTTGCGGGTGGTCTGACGGGCAAAGACATTTATCTGGATGGCACCCCGCTGGAAAACAGCGACGGTTCGCAAAACTTCAGCGGTGTGGTCTGGGAGTTCCGCCCGGGGACGCAGGCTCAGCAGTATATTCAGGGCATCCCGGGTAGCGAAAACGAAATCAACGTCGGGACAGATATTACCAGCACCACCGCGTGGACTCATACCTTCACCAACACCCAACTATCCGCCGCTCGCCTGCGCCTGAAATGGCCCTCCCTGTATAAGCAGGAGGATGACGGTGATCTGGTAGGGTATTCCATCAAATACGCCATTGACCTGCAGACCGATGGCGGCGCGTGGCAAACGGTCCTGAATACCAGTGTGACAGGGAAAACCACGTCCGGTTACGAACGCAGTCACCGCATCGATTTGCCGCAGGCCGGAAGCACCTGGACCCTTCGTTTACGCAAACTCACGGCTGAAACCAACAGCGCAAAGATCGGCGAACGCATGACGCTCGAGAGTTACACCGAGGTAATTGACGCCAAACTGCGCTATCCGAACACGGCGTTGCTCTACATTGAATTCGACTCGAGTCAGTTCAATGGCGCTATCCCACAGATCTCCTGCGAGCCACGCGGCCGGGTGATCCGGGTTCCTGATAACTACGACCCGGAGACCAGAACCTACAGCGGCACCTGGACGGGAGCCTTTAAGTGGGCGTGGACGGACAACCCGGCATGGATTTTTTATGACCTCGTGATCACCGACCGCTTTGGCCTGGGGAACCGTCTCACCGCAGAGAATATCGATAAATGGGCGCTTTACCAGGTCTCTCAGTATTGCGATCAGATGGTGCCTGACGGAAGGGGCGGAAGCGGCACTGAACCCCGCTATCTCTGCAATGTTTATGTTCAGGAACGTAATGATGCCTTTACTGTGTTGCGGGATTTTGCGGCAATATTTCGTGGCATGACGTACTGGGGCGGCGACAAAATTGTCTGCCTGGCGGATATGCCCCGTGATGTGGACTACAACTACACGCCGGCTAACGTTATTGACGGTAAATTTACCTATTCCGGCAGCACAACCAAAACACGCTACACCACTGCGCTGGTGTCGTGGTCGGATCCAGGCAATGGCTATGCCGATGCCATGGAGCCGGTATTTGAGCAGCCGCTGGTGGCCCGGTACGGCTTCAACCAGCTCGAGATGACCGCCATCGGTTGCACCCGTCAGTCCGAAGCTAACCGCAAAGGGCGCTGGGGCATCCTCACCAACAACAAAGATCGCGTGGTGACCTTTCCGGTCGGTCTGGACGGCAATATCCCGCAACCCGGTTACGTCATCGCGGTCGCCGACGAAATGCTGTCCGGCAAAGTAACGGGCGGACGAATCAGTGCGGTAAACGGGCGCGTTATTACCCTCGACAGGGAACCCCATGCAACGCCCGGCGACCGGCTGATGGCGAACCTGCCTTCCGGCGCTTCCCAGAGCAGGACGATTCAGGCTGTGAATGGCAGGGTAGTGACGGTGTCTGCCCTGTACAGCGAAACGCCGGCGGCGGAGTCAGTCTGGGTAGTGGAATCTGATGAATTGTATGCACAGCAGTACCGGGTGGTAAGTGTTGCTGACAACAACGACGGGACTTATGCCATATCCGGGGCTTTCCACGATCCGGATAAATACCAGCGCATTGATACCGGCGCCATCATTGACCAACGGCCCGTCTCGGTTGTTCCGCCAGGGAGCCAGCACGCGCCGGAGAATATCGTCATCGACAGCTATTCCTCTGTCAACCAGGGGATCAGCCTGGAAACACTGCGGGTGGCATGGGACGTGACTACAAACGCCATCTCTTATGAAGCTCAGTGGCGGCGTAATGATGGTAACTGGATCAATATGCCGCGCAGTTCCACCACCTCGTTCGAAGTGCCGTCTATCTATGCCGGGCGATATCTGGTCAGGGTACGGGCGATCAACGCGGCAGAAATCTCCAGTGGCTGGGGATACTCGGAAGAGAAAACGCTGACCGGCAAGGTGGGCAACCCTCCCGCGCCGGTGGGGTTTACCGCGACGGGGATTAACTGGGGGATCCGCCTTAACTGGGGATTTCCGGCGAATACCGGCGACACGCTGAAAACGGAAATCCAGTACACGGCGAACGCTGACTTTTCGGAGCCGTTGTTGCTCAGCGATGTTCCGTACCCGTCATCGGAATACATCCAGCTCGGGTTAAAGGCGGGGCAGGAGTTCTGGTACCGCGCGCAGCTGGTCGACAGGTCCGGTAATGAATCCGGCTTTACCGACTGGCTCCGCGGCATGTCCAACAATAACGCTGAGGATTATCTCGGCGACATCGGCGACGGTTTTCTGACATCTGCCGACGGCGAGCAGCTGACCAGTGATATCAATACCAGTCTCGAAGCTGCCCTGCAGAATGCGCTGGCGAACAACGCCGCGGTCGAACACCAGTGGCGACAGTATGGCGAAGTGCGTGCTGACATCCTGGTCGTCAAAACCACCGTTGCCGGCATTGATAAGGCAATGGCCGATCTGACCACCACGGTTCAGGCGCAGATCAGTGACGTCACCGCGTCGCTCGAGGATAAGCTCACCGCGACGGTGGATTCCGATGGCGCTACGGCGATCCACACCCTGAAGGCGGGTATCAGGATCAACGGGGTGATGTACAACGCCGGGATGAGCATCGCGGTGCTGGCCGAAACAGGGAAGCCCGTGGTTACCCGCGTGGGTTTCAATGCTGACCAGTTTGTGCTGATGAGCGGGAGCGGAGATACGCAGTATTCACCGTTTGCGGCCATCAACGGACAGGTGTTTATCAGTTCCGCATTTATCCAGAACGGCACCATCGATAATGAAAAAATCGGCAATTACATCCAGTCAGACAACTACGTCTCAGGGGAAGCAGGCTGGAAGCTGGACAAGAGCGGTACGTTTGAGAATTACGGCAGCAACAGCTCCGGCGCGATGAAATGGACTAACACCACCATCAGCATTAAAGATGCTTCACGGCTGCGCGTACAGATTGGCTATATCACGGGGGCATTCTGATGGCATGGGGAATTCAGACGTGGGACGCCAGCGGCAATCCCAATAACTACGGGCTGGTGCCCGTCAGCGTGGTGGGGTTCTTTTCAGTAACAAGCGGGCAGCAGTCAGGAAGTGCGATATACACCGTGCCTGCCGGTTTCGTTATAGAAGTTCTGCAGGTGTGTTCTGACACCACCTACACCACAAAGCGCCGGAGAGTGACCGTTTCAGGCGGTACGATCACTATCGTCGCCGCCAGTGATACTGATTTTGGTGCGAACACCTTCCCGGCCATCGCCGGGTTCGTGATTGCTTATCTGAGGGCATCATAATGGCTGACTGGGGGGCGTTGGTGGCAACGGAAAACGGCGCGCCGTTTATCACGCCGCAGTCCATCCCGCTGGCACTGATCAGCAGGAAAACGGCTGCCATTTCAGCATCCTCGGGTGCCGTGACGACAGTGACACAGACCTTCACCGCAGGCAGGCCCATTATTCCCTTCGTCTGCTGCACGGTCAGTTGCGTTGTCAGCTACAAAGTGAGCGGTACGACCTGCACCGTCTCCATCGCGAATGCCACGGCGGCCGGCGGCACGGCGTACGTTTACTTTTTCACGATATTCGCACAGCCTCTGCCGGTCTGGGGGATAGCGATATGGGATGAGCAGGGCACCTGCATTCTGACAAACGAAACCCGCGTGCTCACGGATATTGAGGCGGTGGGAACAAATGGCAGTAATACAGCTGGTGGCTTTAACATCAACACGACGAAAACAGGCAAGTACGGCATTGTTCCGGCAATGAGTGGCCTGGTGTCCGGTGTTATCACCTCCGGTGGTACGCGGCCATATTCCTCGCAGTATTTTTTCCGGGCGACGTGGAATGGCAGTTCCACCGTCCTCAGCAGCGCATTAACTAACGGGCCACCACCCGCCGGGACAACTAACGTGACCTATCACAATATGCGCAATCAGGTCTATGCCCTGAACCTCGCCAGTTATGATTGATCGTTTTGAACGATCAATTTTATGTGATTGATCTGGCAAATCAATTATCCCCATTACTTTAATGTTGGTATTGTTTTATTTCATAAATTCAAATGGATATAACCCAAATGACAAAGCTGCTCTTATTCGCGGCTGTTTCATTCATGCTGACCGGCTGCGCCGGTGTACCTGAGAAACAGACGCCCGTTTGTCAGGGAACGGCAATAATTGGTGGACAGGAAACAACGGTTGAAATCTATGGCATGAGGAAGGTGGGGGCACAGACGCAGTATCGTGCCGGTCCCCCGTTCAGCTGGCACTGGGTCAGCAAAAACAATTTTACCAGCACGACCTGCAAGTAATTTAAAGCACTCTTCAGACCCCGCTCCGGCGGGGTTTTTTATTACCTGAATACAGGAGCCAGTATGTCTGCAGGAACGTTAACCCTGACAAATAACTCAGCATCCGTTAGCGGGGCTGGTACGACATTTACCACGGAGCTGGCCGCCGGTGATTTCATTGTGGTTGTGGTCGGTGGCGTACCATACACGTTGCCGGTTAAAGCGGTGAACAACAACACCGCACTAACGCTCGTCAGCAATTACTCCGGACCGACTCAGGCAGGCGCCGCATGGTCAGCGGTACCACGCGCGGCGCTCAATATGGTGACGGCGGCGCTGGTGGTCCAGAGCACCGAAGCCTTGCGAGGCCTCAATGACGACAAACAGAACTGGCAGGCCGTCTTCAGTGCCAGCGGTGATATCACCGTTCTTTTGCCGGATGGTTCCACGTTTACCGGGCCGAGCTGGAAAAGCATTCAGGACATACTGAACAGCATCGACATTGATGTGGTGCAACAGCTGGCTGATCAGGTGCGGGGTGATGCGCTGCAGGTGGCGGCCGACAAGGATGCCGCGCATTCTGACGCGGTGGCGGCCCGCGCTGATGCGCAGGCAGCGGAATCCGCGAACAGCAGCGCACAGAGCGCGAAAGCAGCAGCAGAAACAGCTGCAGGCACCGCCACCGGTAAAGCCGCTGAAGCCGGGAGCCATGCTGACGCTGCCGGGACAGCGCGGGCGGCTGCGGAACTGGCCGCCGCCACGGTGCAGCCTGAGAACCTGCTGCAGAACATGAATAATTTCAGTGACCTGACAGACAAACCCGCCGCGCGCAGTAATCTGGAGGTATTCTCCAGAACCGAGATTGCTGACCTGCTTCCCGGCTATCTGGGGCAGGTTGACTGGCAGGAGATGCGTGGGGCGCTGGAGCCGGGAACCGCGCCGCGGGACGGGCAGGAAGTTGACCAGACGGGCATCTTTGCGGATCTGTATGCCAGAGCAGTCGCCGGTAAGCTGCCGACCTGTACTGAAGCAGAATGGCAGGCCGACCCACTAAACCGCGGCTGCTATGTGCTGGAGTCCTCGCCGGGCAAAATGCGTTTGCCGGATGATAACGGTGTGCAGCCTGGCTCGCTAAATATCCCGGTCAAGGTTGGCGATGGTGGCTCGGCGGCGAATAATGGAAAAATGGGGGCGTCTACTTTACCTAACATTAAAGGCACAATCAGCAGGTCAACATCAGCTAATACAAATGGTACATCGCTAATACGAAGTGATGGGTCTGTAGATGGTGCTTTTGAATTACTGCAACGAGAGGTAACAAATCCGCCATCGGCAGCGTCTGGCACCGCTGCGATCACAACTGGCGTTCCTCTGGGGTTCAACGCTAACCTTTATGACGTTATGTACCAGGACGGAGTTACCGAAGTTCGCCCGAACCGTGTACAAGGCTGCTGGACGGTTCGTTTCGCCACCAGAGCGACTAATGGCGGCAGTATTGATGCCCTGGCACTGGCGACGGCTATCGCTGATGGCGACCAGATTAATGCGAACGCGATTATCGCGACGAACGAACGCATTGACTATGCGCTGCTGGACTTCGGGACGATGGCACTGTCGCAGCGGAAGGTGCTGCCTAACCCGTTCGGCAATAATCAGCCGGTAGAGGTTATTGCAGAGATTCTGCGAACAGACCTTACCGGGCAGGCGCGGTGGGGGGATTCAGGCTGGATTTACTCCGCTGGTGGGTATGGAACCAAAGGCAGTTATATGGAAGGTGAGGGGATTGTCGTTCAGTGCGGCAATAACTCAATGGGTAATACCAGTACTCAGACTGGCACACCACACCAGATCACCGCGACGACAGCAGTCAATAACGTTCCAGTCCGTGTACATGTCAGGAAGATCACCGTATGAAAAAAATCTATGTAAGCCAGGCCGATAACCGGAGCTGGGGCACAAGTCCTGCAGCGTTTGAAGGGCTGAACTACCCGGCTGTCGTACCCGACAATTTCACCGGAGGTGCCATGACCCATAATCGCTTTACGGATGAATGGGTCAGGGATGAGCCGCACATCAACACGCATGAAGATGATGTGATGGAGGCTGAGGCGAACAAAATCATTCTGGTCAGCGAAGCCGAACGGTTCATGTCTGGCTGGGTGGTTGACCTGACGCTGGGCACAATCAGTAAGGAAGATAAGGCCAGCCTGGTTGCATGGCGGACGTATACCAAGATACTGAAAGATGTTGATACCTCGTCTGCTCCGAATATTGATTGGCCTGACAAACCGGCATAGTAGCGGAGTCGTAACACGTTACTGTACTGCTTTGATTTTGTCAGGGCTTCACCATGACAAAATGACAGGTATAAAAAACAAACCGTAACAGGTTGGTTTTTTTTGGAAATTTTAGTCGGCACGAGAAGATTTAAAACTCCGTTCCCTGAAACTCCATGTCACTGCGATAGAAACTCTAGGGCACTATGCATCCTACTCTAAATTGCATTTTTACTATGTAAACAGACGGTGTCTTTTTGACATTATCTTCTTTGCATACATCAATTGGTTACGGGCATTGTCCCTCCATTTTTTTGTTTGGTCTGATTGGGTATCAACAGGAACAGCATATTCCTCAACAATGAAAATGAAACAAATCAACAAAAATCAGTTGATAATTTATCGGTTGCATGTTAACTTGTAAATAGACCCAAGAGTATTGGGGGTCTTTGGCACACTGGAGATACAACTATGTTAACGCCGTTTGGTAAGACAGTAAGAAAAATGCGCATAGACCTGGGGCTTACGCTTAAAAGCATGGCTGAGGCTATGGGTATGACATCGTCTTATCTTTCAGCAATCGAAACTGGTAAAAGGGCGGTCACTAAACCCGTGCTTGATAGCATCATTAGCTATCTCAATGCAGATGAAAAACAAAAAGAAAAGCTTATCAGTGCAGCTCGTGACTCTCAGCAATCAGTAGAGATCAGCTTGTCAGGTAAGAACGACCATGCTCGTGAGGTCGCAATTGCGTTCGCTCGTAGTTTTGACGAGTTAAATGAAGAAGACTTCCGGAACTTACGACAGATTTTGAATCGGAAACAGCAGTAGGAGGCAGCAGTTTGAGCGGACAAGATTATCGTGTACCCCCGCAGAATCGTGAATCAATTCGTTCGATCGTCAGATCTCTGCGGAGCACCTTCGGTATCACAGGTTTAAAGTTCCCTGTCATGGAGGTGATCGAGTTCGCATTGCCTCAGCTTATCCCAGACTTTGAACTTCACATCGGTGGGATGAAAGAAATGGGGGAGACACATGGTCTCACATACCCTCAGGAGCATTTATTGATACTGCGTGAAGACATTTATGAAGGTGCTTTAAATGGTGTCGGTCGTGACCGGATGACAGCGGCACATGAGCTCGGCCATCTTCTTATGCACAGGAACATTGCTTTTGCTCGCTCTGCGCCAGGGGTTAAAATCCGCCCTTTTGAGAGTAGTGAGTGGCAAGCTAAATGTTTTAGTGGTGAGTTATTAGTGCCAGCACTCCATTCCGATGTTTTAAAAGGGATGAATGCTGAAGATGTTGCTGAGGCATGCGGGGTATCGTTAGTCGCTGCACGTTATCAGTTGGATAAAATGTAAAAACCCCTTGCTTGGCGCCAACCAATGCAAGGGGTATTTAGGTGATGAATCCAAGAGGCATCACCACCGTGAACAACTTCATTTGACAGCCTGAAACTAACACCTTCAGGGAGGATGTTCAAGGGAAAAATCTCTCTTGGTAAGGAGGTGTTTTATGAATGGGTTTGAAATCTATCGTTTCAAAAGCGGCACCAAAAGGGTTCCGTTGGGTATTCTGCCGTTACCGCAAGGTACGTGGAAAATCCGCAAAAGTCCTTGATGCTCATGATTATGGGTACGAGGCATGGGCATTCTTAGTCCGTTGCTAAATGTTCATTTGTAAGGCACCTGAGGGTGCCTTTTTTAAACCATTCAATCCCTGTCCGCGGAGCATTTTTTTGCCTTTCAAAAATGGCAAGGCGTGTTTACCGCATTTCTATTAAAGCGACATCAATGACATAGCCTCTATCGCAGGTATAATTGGGAGAAAACAGAGGAAGGGCTCAAATGAACAAAAACTTGTTAGAACTTTGCTATGAAGGTGAGTGCGGGGAAAATTATATCCGTAGCATGAACGAGAAAGGGCAGCTTTTTGTTTCCTTGGCTGACGTACTGAAAACACTTTCGGCTGAAAACCGGAAAATGGATGGCAAGACGCCGCAGAGCTTACTCACAGTAATTAAGGCGGTGATCAACACGTTAGATCCAGATGAATTTAAGAACATCCCAATCATAATTGGTAACGAAACTGTATCAGAAACTTTCTTAACTGAACCAGGGCTATATCGGGTACTTGCTCAAGACACCACGGCAGCAGGGAAAAAATTCCAGCGCTGGCTTTTCCATAACGTTCTCCCCTCGATTCGTGAATTTGGTGTATACCCACCGCCGCCTAAGAGTGAACGCTCAGAGTTGAGTGCAGTTGCAAACATACTACAGCAAACAGTACAAACCTTAGTTATGGAGATCGAAAAGCGAGAAGAGCTTGAAAGCAGAGTCGATCAGGTTGAGTACAAAGTTAACTCATTGGAAAGTCTGCGTGATTTGTCGCAGTTTAGAAGCGTACCTCAACGTTTAATTGAGCTGGGTCTGGAGGGGTATTCTGTACAGGAGTTATGGCAGTGGTGTGAAAAACTCTGTAGTGAAAAAAATGCAGAGAAGGTTAAATGCCCGTCAGGTATCAATATTAACACTTATTATCCACTATCCATTGTAGATGAAGCCATAACCACTTACGAAATGATAGTTCAAGCCCGCAGTCGCCACTGA